ATTACGAAGATTTATCACAGATGAATCTGGATGATCAAGTTCACCAAGAGCTCTATTTTCTTTTATATTAGTATCAGCATACTTTTTAACTTCACGCATTAAAATCTTTTTTGGGTAAACTCTACCATTTTGATTTTTTGCCTCTGCTCTCTGTAATACTCCTGTAACTATAACTTTACCATTATTCTTTTGTTCTGACTCTGCAATCATTTTTGGACTTGCACTAAAAAGTATAGTATCTACGAGTAGTTGTTTCATATTATGCACCTAATTCGTGTATTTTTTTACTAATTCTATTTATTCTTTCAGCTATCTTAACAAGACGAGCACGGGATTCACCCCAAAGAGTTCTTTGATCAACAGACATCTCTGTTTTCAATCTTGAAGCGTGTTCAACTGCTCTTTCTACTTCATACATGATTCTATTTATGTTTTTAATAGAATCGTTTATTTTTCTATTTGTACTTCGAGTTTCATCCTTACGAAATTCTTTATATGATCCCTCATTTAATGCAGACATTGCCTGTTTATATGTAGACTCAAAATTTCTACCCTTTCCTTTCGGAACAACAGTATATCCTTGATCCTTTGCCATTTCTTCACTATGGTCTTCAAATGCGTCTTCACTTGGAGCAAATGCCTTTGGTGTTTGATAACCAGCAACCATTCCAGTGACACTCGTTTCTTCTAAATACATCTCTTCTGTAAATTGACGATATTCTTCGGATTCTTTTATTTTTTTTATGAAGGAGTCTACATTCATATATTACCTAATCATTTGATTACGAATTAGAACATAACAATCTGCACCACTTTCTATTCTCTCAATAGATAATTCATGGATATAAGTTTTTGCTAAATTTCCTATATTGATACTACCACCACCAGTAAGATATGCAGTACCAGCTGCACTACTGTAAGGAATTATAGCACCTGCACCATAATTTGAACCGGTAAACCAAACTGTTCCACTAACTGCAATAGATTTTAACCATTTTCCAGGATGACCCTTTCTATCAAAATCATTCGCTTGAGAAGCTGGAAAATTATAGGGATGTACTTCATTGTATGTTGGCATTATTTACTCCACGATAAATCGTCTATTAAACTGTAATAACGAAGTAGGGCAGAAATATGATTTTCTTCCACTTTCTTTATGTTTTCATATTCATCCAAAAGACCAACTACTTCTTTTAATTTTATTTTCAATGATTTATCTTTTACTCTATGTATATTTTTTGTAAAAAGATTTTTGATCGTAATCGCTTCTGTTTGAACAAGAGACTTTAAGTTGTTTGTATTACTTACATTTCCAATGTATTCTCTCAATAATACCTTTTGTGGTTCATTGAGTCCACCATATTTTTCATTGAAACGCTCCACCATGTATTTGTACGCAAGTAATCTTACTTCTTTTGGCTCACGAGAAACTGCAATATCTTCTGTTAATACAGAATTATTAGGTTTTGATGTTATTGTTTCGAGTATAGTTATCCGTGATTTAGTAAGTTCAACTGGATTCTCTAATTCATTATATTCAAAAATCTTGTATATTGATGCAAGAAGTTTGTAATTTTGAACTTTGGTTTGAAAAAATGCATCAGTATCAAAGTTTTCTTTTATGGACTTTATCAACTGATATTTTTCTTCATAAAGTTTGTGTTTGTTTAATCCGCGTCTTGCCTTTAATGCAGCATCTATAAGCATATTGGCCTTTGTGTCTGATTTTAATTTTTCATCACAAAGAGTTTTATACAGATTATACTCTTTTATCAATTCACTACCTTTTGAAAAATGTTTTTTCAAAATACCAATAGAAATTGATTCTTTTGATGCTAAAATATCGGATGTTATTTGACGCGTTAATAATTCAAACAACATTGCAGTATTTTTGAACTTTGAATGTTTAATTTTCTTCATCATTTCCTACTTATATTGTTTATTCACTACATAGAATAAATATAAATAAATTTACAATTCATCTAATAAATTGTTTTCATCTAACAAATTTGGTTCGATTTCTTCTTTTACAGAAGGTTTTAGACTTTCTGATATTATATTTTTAGTCTTAACTCTCATTCCAGACATACTACCTATCAATTTCTCAACATCTTTATTTTCAAGAGAAAGTGGTGAATTACCTTTATGATTTGATTTAGGAGAATTATTCACTTTCAATGTATTACCAACATCTTTTCTTCCAATAGGATCTCTGCCGAACGGACTATTATCTGTTCCATAATCTAAATTTTTAGCAGGTCTACCTGCACCAGGCCAACCGCCTTCTGGAACTTCTACATCATTTATCACCTTAGCACCACCACGAATCTGCATACTTGCAATATCATGTGGAGTTCCGAAAGATTCTTTTGTTATTGCCGGGTCATTACCTTCGTTTTCAATTTGTTTTTGACGGAAAGCGTGTTTAATATCTTCAAGAACTTCATTCTTTTCAAATTCTGCCTCGTCATCTGAAAGGTTGAATATGTTTGAATAAATATACTTCAATGAAAATAATTTCTTCTCAATTAGTGAACCGGCTAAATCTACTTTCTCTTTCATAAGAGCAACTTTCTCTTGTTCATAGATAATAGATGGACCAGTCAAACCAAGTTCAAAATTTACAAGGTCAGCATTTTCATAACCTTGTGAATAAAGATGAACTATTGCAATCTTTGTTAATTCAGAAACAACTATTCTCTGTACTCTTTCGATTGTTCTGGCAAAACGAATATCAAGGGCAGCAAGTGTTGCCTTACCTTCGATACTTTCATCATAGCCCAAATATGGTTTAGGAACTTTAAGAGCAGCAAAGATTTTTGATTTTAGATATTCAATATCTTCTATTGCCTGATATTGTAAACCAGCAAGAGTTTGTATTTCTGTTCCAGATTGTCCACCACGAACTGGAAGATAAAAGTCTTCCAAAAGGTTTTGCATATTGAAACGAAGATTATAGTCACCAGTTTGTTCGTTGATAACAGGTGTCTTCTTCATTCTATTCATAAGGTTGTTCATGTATTGGTCTACTTCTGCTGGTGGAATGTTACCAATATCAACTTTGAATATCCTTTTTTCTGGTGCTCTCATAATACGGTGTATCAACATCGCATCTTCCATGAGAACTAATTGTTTGTAAAGTTTTCTAGCACCTTCCAACATGGATTTACCGTAGGGAAGATAATTTGTATCACCAAGAAGACGGAAGTGGGCAATTTCGTAATTCTGAAATTCACCCTTACCAAGAGGTCCTTCGTAAACAAATTTTGTCATATAGATATGTTCTGGATCAGTTCCCTCGTCTCTTTGCATTTCGTATGGTGAAAATGGAACAACATTAGTAACACCTAATTGTTCCTTAACATCAAGATACAAATAAAAATCACCATATTTACAAAGATTACGAATCCATGGCCATAAATTATATTCTATATTAAGAACATCATAAAAAAGATTTTTTAATATTTTACGAATGTTATCATTATCAGTTTTAATTGTTAGAACATCACCCTGATCATTCTTTAATGTACTTTCATCCGCATAAATGTCAAGAGCCGATGAAATGATTGCATCGGTGTCCATTGCCTCATAATCAGTATAAAGGTCTATTTTTGTTGCAGAGAAAGAATTGTATTGATTGTAAACAGATATTGGGGTTCCTCTTGTTCCATGAAGTCTACCATATCTATCAATAACTTTTGATGTGTGTGGGTTTCCATCGGCTTGATAACGAGCAGTATCAACAACTTTTAACTTTTTACCACCAACATTGCGTACAACAACATTAGTAGAAAAAAGAGTTTTTAATCTGTCAAATAATGATTTATTTTGAGCCATTTGTCACCTTATTGTGTAATATAAACTTAATATAAATATGTAGTAAAAATGTTAAACACCTTATTTTATCAACCAAGTTAAATCTTCATTTTGTCCATTTACCTTCATATTCCAACCATTACTATCATCACCATATTGATATGATGGTTTATGTGGAATAGATGCCTTACCCATGTGGTCTAAACTCATTCTTGTTTTCATCAGACCCTCTTGACGAAGTTTTATTGCAGTGTCTCTAACCCAAAGACCAATAGAGAATGACATAACCAAGTCATCGTTGTATCCTGTTTGTGCTTCTGCCTTTGAACCTTTCCAAACAAATACAAGTAACTCTTCGGTTAATCTTGCAGATTTTACTATTGGTGTTCTTTCACGAAAATAAGTTTCCAATTTAGAAATAAGAAGTGGTCTTGTTTTTGCACTTGTAGTGAAACCTGGAACCATTTGTGCCTTATCCTTCAAGTCATATCCCTTTGGAATTTGAACAGATGGATCAACATAACCATCTTCTTTGTATGTATAATAAAGATTTGGATAACCCCTATCAATGATTTGTTGAATTACTGCCCAACCTATATTAGCATTTTCAACAACTAACATTGCATCATTGTATTCCGTAGCAACTGATACCAACATATTACCATACGATTTTGTATCTAACTTTCCACGATATTCTGCAACTTGTTCCAAATTATCAACATCAATAACATGAAATGCTGAGTTATCGTTTCCATCACCACGAGCAACATCAGCTACTACTATGTAAGTTTTTGAAGGATCTGGATAATCCCATATCCAATATGCATCTTCCGCACCTCTTTTTTCTTTTGGTTCACAAACATAAGTTTCTCGATACCATTGAACCAATTCCCCATCAATAACAGAACGACCGGATGCAAGAAAGTTTCCATCACATTCTTGTTTTGCCATATCGGGTCCAAGAAGAATATCTTGTTCGTCTCTCCATGATTGGTCACGGTCTGGATGAACTTGCCATAATAATTCTATTGGATTGAACGCACTTTCTTTTAGTGTTGCCTTTACCCATTGTTTATGGTAAAAGTTACCAACACCATTTGGGGTAGAGTTGATAATTGCCGTACCACCAGTTGCCAATGTTTGTTGTGCAGATGCCCATATCTTATCAATGTCATCAATAAAGGCGGCCTCATCTATAATCAGAAGTGAAAGTGCTTCAGAACGAGCAGAGTCAGCGGCAGCAGAAACGGCTTTAATTTGTGAACCGTTCTTAAAACGAAGTGATAATTTATTATCTTCTTGAACACCGGTCTTTAACCAACTTGGCATATTGTCATACATAACACGAACTTTTGTAACCAAGTTCTTTGCAGTTTCTTGTTTCGTTGCAATAACAAGAATGTTTTTATCTTGATTGAATAACATCAACCAAAGTGAATACCCCGCAATTAAAGTAGAAATACCCAACTGACGAGATTTTAATACGATATTATATCGGTTATTATTAAATTCTTTTAGAACATCTTCCTGAAAAGGGTATAATTCAAAAAGGATTTTGCCACGAGTAGGGTGTTGAATCTTTGCATACCTTTTCATAAAGTAAACAGGATTAGACGCACATTTTGCGTATTCCTCTTTGATAATATCTTTTAGATTTTTAGTTACCGCACTCATTGAACTGCCAAGACTATTCCTAAAACAGAAGCGGCTCCAGTTAGAAACCACAGAAATTTATTATCATACCAACGAGGTTGTAGTTCCTCATTTATTTTTTCCAATTCTGCACTTCTCTTTTTACAAACATCGATTGTATTATCACGGTTTTTTAATTGTTGTATGAACATATCAGACCGAGATATGTATAAATCTATTACAGTATCTTGTACATTAACAACTGCAGTTAGATATTCAATGGAATCACGCAATAATTGAATTTTATTTGAGAGTTTAAGTATTTCTGGTTTGGTAAAACAAACAACAGAATCTTTTTCAGCAGCAAATGAAATTGAAACTGAAAATAATAATGCTATAACATACTTCATAAATTACTCGTTTAAAAAGTTTTTAATATATTTGGTGGCTTCATCGGGATTTTTTATTTCTTTATCACGATAAACATAGAAGGTTTTTTTGATAATCAGAACACTATCGGTTTTTATTTTTATGATAGAATCCAATTTATCGGCTTTATTTTTTAATTCAACATAATCATATTCATATTTTAATAACAACGCCTCTAAACTATCTTTTGTTTTTGTTGAAACTTTTATCTGTTGTTTCGATGTGTGATTATCATATACAATGTATATGAACAGTATTGCAAATACCCCCATGGCAAATATTTTTATGTAATTGCCTATTTTAGTATCTAAAACATTTTCCATAACTAACCTTTTGTGTATGTTGAAACCATTTTTGCTTTACCACGACCGGTTGCACCTTTTTTTCTTTTTCGTGTTACAGCACTTTTCTTTTGTTTTGATGACATTGAAGCGGCTTTTGATGCAGGAACACATTTTGGGTATGCCCTTTTTCCACCTTTACGAGACTTACTACCAGCAGACGCACCACAATCAGGATGTCCTCCACCTTTTTTCTTACGAGAAATATCTACCCAACGATCCTTAAACCAACGAGTTAATCCCCCACTGGGTTTCTTTCCTTCGATTAAATATGTGGTTACATATTCACGAATAATTTCTCTAACCATATTTTCTTGTATTTTTGTCATACAGATAAATATGATGTATTTTACAATAATACATCGCCAATTTTAATATATCCTGTAATATCATCCATTTTTAAGTTATTATTTGCAATTAGTTCGTCATATATTCTGTATAATCTTTTTTTATTTTCGGTTGAGTAACTTCCAAAGTATTGAATTATATCTTGATTTGTTCCAGCAACTATTTTTACATTTTGGGGTAAATTACGAGCATCCCCTTGTAAGAAAGAAACTAAGACATCAACATTTGTCATATTATTTACTAAGTAAACAAAATTTACAAAATCATATTTTATATCCAAATCAGATATTTTGCTGTTACCGATGTCATCTGTTCCTCCAGTACCTCCAGTTGAACTTGTTCCGCCAGTTGATGAAGTTCCGCCAGTTGATGAAGTTCCGCCTGTTGATGAAGTTCCACCGGTTGAACCTGTTCCTCCTGTTGATGAAGTTCCACCAGTTGAACTTGTTCCTCCGGTTGATGCAGTTCCATCAGTACCTCCGGTTGATGCAGTTCCACCAGTTGAACTTGTTCCTCCGGTTGATGCAGTTCCGCCTGTTGAACCAGTTCCGCCTGTTGATGAAGTACCACCGGTTAAACCTGTTCCACCACTACCGTTTGATCCAGCCGAACCAGCAGATGCAGAACCTGATGTAGGTGTTGGTGCAGATATTATCCCAACCCAAGGCAATATAGCAGGAATCGGTGCAGGTAATGCGGGTACATTTCCATTATATGTTCCAGCTATTGTTGTTTGATGACTAACAAGTGTATTGTATAAAAAATTTACAAACGAATCAAAATCAGGTTGATTGAATGCAATTTTTAAATCCTTTTCTAAATCATCTGGATTTCCAGGAAACAAAACAGTTGTGCCCTTTAATGGTGCAATACAAGGAGGCATCATTGGTAATGGAGTGAATGTTGCAGTCAACCAGTATGAACAAAAACCAGTTGCCATTATTATGAATCCATCTTTTGAGTTTGTAAGTTTGTTTACATCAAATGCTGTTTTCAACATATTTTTTAATGATGTTTTATCACCGCCAGTAAGGGTAGAACCAAAAAATGTACAACTACTACCTATGTTTGCCAAATCATAAGCATCTGCAAGTATTTGTGCAGCATGGTCTGTATTGGTAACATTGTTTGTTCCCATTTCTGGTTTTAACATAGACTTGAAAGTTGTTGCGTTCATAACTTATGTTTTATCTATTGCACCTTTGCCACTTGACGGCCATCCAAATCTACATGACCAATATCTTGCCTTATGTCTTGGTCCAGGAGATTGACAGTTATGACGAGCACGGAATGATTTTCTACGAGCGGCATTACTCTTTTTAATACGCATTGTTTTCTTACCACCTTCACCCTTGTGTCCAAAATTTACCTTTACAATATTTCCGTTTGGTTTTTTAACATATACGGAAAATTTCTTTGGTCCACCAGGTGTTCTGAATGGTTTACCGAGAGAAACCTTTCTGCCACGATACTCTGCTTCATTCATCATATTAGGTTCACTTTCTTGTAAACGAAAATGTAGTTCGGTTATATTACCACACGCATTTGTAGCATATCCTTCGAGTTGATACGATGGGTTGTTAATTACTTCTTTTACATTACGGAATCCACCACCAGCAGCTTTGTATGCCTTTACAAGTGCACCCGATGCATAAGCACTTGGCCACACTTTATACTTTTTCTTTATTCTTGACTTTATACTCGAATAAAGTTTTTTATTTGTTGGAACCGCTCTTTCAACTATCACTTGTTTCATCTATTTCTCCGTTTTCTTTTTGGCATTTCATCAACTATATCGTTATCATCCAATTCTTCATAATAATCACCATCTTCCATTTTTCTATATTTGGTTGCAAATTGTTCTGATGCAACTGAAAAAAGACTACCAACAACTATGTAAAGAAATCCATCAAATATAAATTGTTCTATTTTCTTTTCATAAAAAGTTGATAATACTGCCATAAATATCATAACAAGAAAAGAAAAGAACATCATCATTCTTTTTGATGATAAACGACCTCTTATTCCACTAAAAGTTTCTGATACGGGATTAAATTTCTGCACCCCTCTCTCCCAAATCCTCTTCTAATTTTTCAATAAAATTTTTCTTAAACTCTTCAAATTCTTTTTCTATTTTTTCCAAGAGTTCTTCTTTATTAAGACTTGTTTTCCATGTTTCAATATCACCGAAATCATTACTAAATTCAAGTCTTGATAATTCATCCGCTATTAAATTTTTATCCTTTTCCGCTTCTTGCAACCAAGCAATGGCATTTTCTTTCACTTTTCTCTTTTCGTATTCATCCCACTTACCTTCAAGACGAATTTTATGTTCCATGTCAATCACACAATCAAAACACATTCCATGAATACGACGCATTTTTTCATCTAATCTTTTTGGAAATCCACAAGTACAAGTTTCTTTCTGACAGTTTGGAAATGTGTTTAGATATTGATGTAATTCTTGTTGCCATTCTTTTCCTAATTTTACCTTATATCCATTCTTTTGTTCCCACTCATTTCCATCGGCATCAAACCATTTATCTCCAACTTGTCTTATTTCATTGTCTTCCGACTTTTCACCACCATAGCCAACTTGTACTTTATTTTGACTATCGTGTTCACCTGCAAGAAGTTTTTTTACATCCTGCAAACTATCAATTTTAATTTCCATAACATAACCTTTTATTATTTTATTATTTCGTTGTAAACTTTATCCCAAAATTTTCGTGTAATCATGTGAAGTGGTCTTAACTCGCCTTCTTTTTTCTTTTCTACTTCTATCATTTTACCACGGCGAGTATTGAATTTGGCAATAACTGAATTGAATATATCTGCATCAAACCAACCGAATATAGAAATGAATCTACTTTTCAGTTCGGTTAATTTTGCACTTCTATCTTCCAACGCCTTTCTTATTGATTTTGGATTCATTTCGCCAAATGACGGTATATCATATCTAACATGATTTGTGATGATATAGTATACATAAGGATTTTGAATATCTTTATACGGAAGTTTACTTGTTCCATTCCATCTCATTAGTCTCTTGTAATCTTTCAATTTAGAAACATCATCTTTATCTACCGCATATATTACAATAGTATTTGAACTATCAAACTGTTCCAAAATTTCATTTGCATGAAATGGCATATTTGATTTCATAATATGTTTAACATTATGTCTTTTCATTATTGAATATTTTTCATCATACGATAAAGGTTTTTCTATTGAATCCATTGTTTCATCAGTTACAACAATAACATTATCTTTATCGAATTTACGGCAAATTCTATCATATTCTTCACGATGATAAATTGCCATTGGTTGAAATTTACCAGGATATAAAACAACAACATCTTTATCTACCAACTCATTCTCATTGAATATGGCAAGGTTCATTTCACGGATAAGTTTTAGAACAGGATTATTCATTTGTTTCTTCCAATGGTGGCGGACCAAAAGGTGATGTTTCTGGTGCTTGAATTAACGGTTCAATACTACCAGGTTTTTCTGGCCACACTATTATCCAAGGATTTTCATAATTTGTTATGTCTCTTAATGCCTGACGATATATTTTCCATGATTCTTTTTGTTGAGCAGTAAATGGAGCATCTTCTAATTGTGTCCAATCCGATTCTTTCAATTCAATATTTCTTCTTGATCTAACATTACCCCATTCATTTATAGTCTCTGCTTGTATTTCATCAACTGTTTTTTCACGAACAAGTTCATGTTCTATAACCAAATCAGAAGTAATTTCAAATTCACTACCGTTGGATGCCCATTTTTCTGGTCTGGTTGTAGTATATCTATATTCATACGGATACCAACCAAACGATATTAAAGTTTGAATATCAAATTTATCAAAATTTGAAATATTATTCCAAACATTAGGTAAAGGACGGTTAGCTTCTTTAACTATACCGCTTTCAACATAAGCATATTTCATTTGGATAATCCAATATTAAATAAAATAGTTCAAGTATAAATATCATTATTAAGGAACTTTCTTTCCATAAAATTCTTCCAACGAATTATACATACCATTTGTATCAAAATTACCATCGATTATTTGATTACATCTTTTCTCGAACAAATCAATATGGTCATTCCATCTACTTTCAAACAAATGATAAATTTTATTTTCATAAAGTGTTCCAATTCCGTAATAACCATAATTAGATAATCGCCATACACCATCATTCTTTGGAACACCATCGAATTTTGTAGGATAAAGACAACGGTATCTCTTTCCATAATATTCAGCGGCATAACTTAATTC